CTTCAGCGTATGGATGGGCAGCTCAGCTCCAGCAGGTGGGCCGCCAGGTTGCTCAGGCTGCGGCCTTGGTGGTCGCTGGCATTGATGAGGCGTTGGTGCAGTGCCCAGCTCACCGTGATGCAGCTGCTCCTAGTGACGACCACTACGACTTCCACACGCCTGAGACGTTAGGCCGAATTGTGCTTGCCGTTTTCCATGTGCCACTGACGTTGACGAAGACGGCGCTGGCTTGCTTCCAGGTGCCGCTGACGTTGACGTAGACGTTCAGCAGGGACGGAGTTACTGGGGTTGCCGCTGTTGCCGGGCCAACAGCTACGAAGGGCGATCCAAGGAAGGCAACGTCGAGCAGCTCAGTGTCGAGGCTTGATGCCTCCACCTGGCAGAACGGCTGGCCGAGGTACGCGTAGTCGAGCTTGGCTAGGTCGGTGTTCTTCGGGAGCGAGTAGAAGATCGCAACGAAGGGACTGCCTTGGTAGGCAACATCCAGTGTTTCGGTTGGGATGTGCTTGGCCTCGACCTGCACAAACGGCTGGCCGAGGTAAGCAACGTCGAGGGAGGCTAGGTCGGTCTCACTCGGTAGGGGCATCGGAATCCTCCGCCTCGGTAACGACATCGGTCACTTCCACTTCCGCCTGCTGTGCGGCCACATAGGCGACAGCGGCGTCTTGGATTTCGGCCATGGTGGGGTAGTCCTGAAACTTGAAGAACTGCGCCTCTGTTTCGGTGATCACCACACGGGCGTACCACTTGCCGGCGAGGTCTTGTTCAACTGCGTGGACGTGATAGGTCATGATCAGATTTGCGAGATGGTCATGTCGTCAACCCACCCGGAATAGGTGGTGCCGCCCCAGGCTTCGGCGGTGATCTCCACCACGCCCACCTCGGTTGGGGTGAAGGTGATGGTCAGTTCTTCCCAGGTGTCGGCATCAGCGGTCATGCTGCTCACCACGTCACTGGCGACGCCAGCAATCTGGCCGCCTTTGCAGACCAGGCGCATTGTCAAGCCAGTATTGCTGCGGCGCATCCAGGCTTTGATGGTGACCGCAGCGTTGGCGGCGCAGGCGACTTTGGCGAGGGAAAGGGGAACGGGCCAAGATGCGGAGCGGAGGGTATTCGTGGGCTGGATTTTCCAACTGATGCCGCTGGCGGTTTTGCGCTGATCGGTGGCGCTGGAGATTAGGGCGTAGCTGAGAAAGATTTTGTGATTGTCGGCAGTTTGGTCGTGATTTTGTGAAAAAACAGTTCCGGGTCCAATCTCTGGACTGCTGACTTCAGTATTGTCGCTTACTAAACATTTGTACAGTGCAAGTTTTATATAAGTGCTGCCAATGGAAGACGTTCCATTAGCTGTAAATTCCAACCCCGCAAACAGCCCACTTGCATTACTTGTAATGCTTAATGCACTTGTGTGGTTATTCGCAATAATGCCATTGCCCGATCCCTGCAGCATTTTGAAATCATTGGCACCATTGCCATAAATACCGGCAGATCCGCCAGAAATAATTCCATGATTTAACACAAAGGTGCAAGGACCGGCCTCAATGTTAATAGAGCTACTGTTAGCCGCAGCATGTCCTAAAGTTATTGTATTTATTGGCAGAGAAATAACTAAGGCATTGCCATTGTTGTTCGCTGCAGCCAGAGAAAAAGAGCAAAAACTTCCAGCGCTATTCGACAAGCCTCTCTTTAATCTAGTAAATGCAAGCATGTCTATATTGACAAAGTTATGTCCGATGTTGATTCCATATCCATTTCCATTCATCCCATCCAGCCACGTCTCTAGGTTCTGCGTGGTCATCGCCGTCCGGTCCCAGCCGCCGCTGTAGGTGATGGGAGAGCCGTCGGTTCCTGCCTTTTGGGTGGCTTGCAGTGCCGTGCTGCTGCTGGCCGCCGGTCCCAGCTTGATAGTTTCGCGCTTCCACGTCGTCACCGTTTCGCTGGTGCCGTAGTAGCCGCGCAGGGTGGTGGTAATGGGTTCGGCGTTGGTTTCGTTGTCGAGCATCACTCGGGTGCCGTTGATGCTTTGGATGCCCCACCACGTTTCGCCCTCGACGTTCTTGCCGATCAGGCTGGTTAGCGTCAGGCTGTCGGGGTCGCTGCTGGCTTTACAGGCGATGATGTTGCTGAGCAGGAACGTCTGAGCGCCATTGTCGGTGCTGACGTAGAGCGCGATGCTTTGGATGCTGCTGCCAAGGTTGGTGCCGAGGTCTACCGTCACTGGCCTCCACCGATTGAGGCCAGACAGTGCCGGTATGCTGATTGTATCGACGACTGTGGTGCCAGCAGTATCGGAGCACAAGCGCAGTTCCACCGCACCATCGGCGCCTACGGTGCCACTGTTTTGCCGAATCCAGAAGCTGACCTGTTGGTAGCCGGACAGGTCGAGCGTGCCGGTTGGCCAGTAGGCCGCCAGGCCGGTGGTGAAGCCTGCGGCGATGGCGATGCTGTCGGCTTGGTAATGCTCCTTGAAGTCGGTGGTATAAAGCGTTGCCGTCACGTCGGCGCTCGCCGTCCACGCTGCTCGATTTGGCCCCGTGCTTGCGATGTTCTGCGTCAAAGCCGACGCCAGCCGCACCACGGTGTTGTTGCGGAGGCGAGACACTCCATTGCCACTAATAGTTCCGTTGCCAATACTTCCGTCAAGGGTAAATGTACGGTCACCCGTAACTGTAATTTCCCACGTTCCGTTTGTGGCGGTGTTGCCTCCTACGTTTTGAATTGTAAGGGTATCGCCTGTGCTGTAGCCGTGCGCTGTACTTGTCGTGACCTCAATAGGAGTGGCGTTGGTCGCACCTGTCACCGTTCTGGTCCCCTGCAGCGCCTCCGAAGTCCACGTCCCATTGATGCCCAGGCTCGTGGGTGCCGGGCTGCCCATGATGCGGATCTCATCGCCAGGTGCAATCCGCGCTGCTGTCGCACCACTGGTCAGCGTCTTCCACCGGTTGGCAAACGTTGTGCCGTCGTTAGCGTCGTCGCCGTTCTCGAAGTCGCAGTAGAAGGTTGTCATGCGTCAGCTCAGGCTGTGTACTTGATCCACACATCACCATCTGACCCGCCGCTGGGATCAGAGGTGCTGGTGGTGATGTTCCGCAAGCCGGTGCTGCTGGAGCCAACAGCACCGCCCACTTCCTTCATCAAGCCGGCAGCAGTCTTTACATAGAACCGCCCGTTGGTGCTATCCCACGCAGGTTCTGATTCCTCAAAGTCACCAGCAGTTGGAGCCGCTGATCCCTTGCGGATCTTGATCAGCTGCTGGCGTGCCATCAGAACGTGCCCCCATCCACAGTGTCAACTGCGATGGTCACGTAACCGTTCCCCGCATCTTTAGTCCAGCTCAGGCTGCTGTTCAACCGGATCACGCCATCGGTGCCATCAGTGCCCCAGATGTACCCAGCAGTGCCGCCGCTCACGACCGCCACCTTCTCGTCGGTGTCACTGTCTGGAACGTTCAGCGCTGTCTTGAAGGCATTGAAGGTGATCTTCTTTTCCTTCTGCCCGCTGCTCTCGGAAGCATCGTGAATCAGGATGAAATCAGCGGCACCATCAACGCTGGCCAGCGTCGTCAGGTCATCAACAGCAGGCACCACTGCCAGCTTGGTAGTGGCATCCGTTGCAACGTGAAGCGTTCCACGATCAGTGGTTACATGAGGCTCACCTGCCAGCATCCCTGTGCTGGGAAGATTGGCCTTGAGGCCGCGACGCAGTTGGAGGCGTGCCATTTCTAGTTGAACGTTCCTCCATCCAAACTAGAGACCCAATTGGCCTCATAATTTGCTTGGCTGTTCTTCAATAGAACGTTGCCAATATCTCCGCCTTCTGGCAGTCCATTGATTGATTGCGGATCAAAGTAATCCAACGCACTCCAGCTCGCCACGCCATCGCCCACCTTTAAGCGCTTGGTGTCCAGCTCGACGCCAATTTCACCAGCAAGCAGCACAGGGTTTGCCGTTGACCAGTTGGCGGCAGTGTCGCGTCGTAGCTGAATCCGCTGCCGAGTCGTTGCCATGGATCAAGCCTCGCCACCATCCACCCTAGGCGTGTTGATCCAGTTGCTTCCGTCGTTGATCAGTACATCGCCCTGGGCAGCACCCGTGATCTGAACATCAGTGAGATCAGCCAAGCCAAATGTGCGTGGATCCTGCCCCACAGCACTGGAATCAGGCGCCACCTTCAGCAGCGTGATCTCACAAAACTTTCCATCATCAATCAGGCGATTCTCACGCACCTGATAATTGACCCCATCTACAGCCACCTCAGCCCCGTAGATCAGGCCGCCAAACTTTGCAGCCTCACACCTCAGCGTGTAATCCGTCGTGATCACCATGCCATCAGCCACCAGCTGGCCAGGCATGTCCAAGAGACCTGAGCCAGAAATGGCGCCAGCAGTGACGCTGACGCCAAAGTCTGCCAAGAACACTCCCAGGTCCTCGGAAAACGCCATCAGCCGTACTTCTTCAGGCCGTAGCCGTTGACGGAGTAGGTGGTGGTGCCACTTGCTGCGATCGTGCCAACGAAGCGGATATACCGCTTGAGGGCATCGCGGTTCAGGGTCATCACCTGCTTGGATGCAGCCTGCGCCACAGCCGTGAAACCACCACCAGTCACGTCGGAGAAGTCCCCAGAGGTGGTGGTGTCGCTGTGCTGAATCTTGCCGGTCATGGTGCCGGAAGCAGCAGCAGCGCCTGCATCCAGGATGACCTGGATCTCACCATCGAAGTCCTTCAGGTCTGCGATGTTGGTGGTGGCACCAGTGAAGGTGCCCGTTTCTTCGGCTGCCGGATGCAGCGGGAAGTGCTGCAGCTTCTCAATGGTTTGCTGGTAGATGGCCATCGGCCTGCTCCTATGTACGTGGTTTGCGGGTGCGAGGCGTCCGCGCCTCTGGCATGGGGCATCCCATTGCCACCTCACACTGTTGAGACTCCGCCTCCTTTGCCTTGCCGGCATTCAGGAGATACCGGCCATCAGCATCGGATACATCAATCAGCTCACCAACCCTCGCGGGGATGCCCTTGATGGATGTTTGGCGGAGGATCTCAATCAGCATGGCTACGCCTCAGATCAGAGGGTGTTGTTGCCGCGGGTGAACGCCTCGGGATGGCGCACCGCAATGTCAACATCCTGCAGAGCAGTCACCCGCACACCGCCGCTGGTATCCAGGGCGTAGGGGTTCACCTGCAGATCCAGCGCACCCCACATGCCCATCAGCATCTGAGACCAGACACCAAAGAACACGTCACCAGAAGCGATCTGGTTGGAGCGCACCACGTTGTAGCCGTTCACCGTACCGCCGGGCTCAAGCACGAACTGGGCAGTGTTGCTGGCCTTCTCGGTGGTCTTGAAGCCGCCGTAGATGGTGGAGTTTGTCACATACGCCATGGCGCCGATGTCGGCGTTGTCGGCGTTGATCTTGGTCTCCATGCTCACCAGCTCCGCGTAGGTGGGCTGATCAGCACCGAAGTCCTCGGTGTTGATGCCGGTCACCAGCTTGAGGCCTTGCGGCTGGTTGGTGTTGCCCAGGCCATACAGCGCAGCGCGGTCAATCTCCAGGGCAATCACAGTGGCCAGCTCATTGCGGACCATCTGCTCAACGTCGATGGAGCTTTGCAGCACCAGCTTGCGGCTGAACTCGGTGTAAGCGCCCAGGGTCTTGGGCGTCAGGTTCACCTGATCCACTGTGGGGTTGCTCTCAGACGGAGCACCCTTCTCAGCCACCCAGTACGCCGTTGGGGCGCCGGTCTGGCGGGGAATCGCCACCGGGCCATTGAGGCCGGTGAGCATCGTCACGCCAAGGGTGTTGAGCGCCAGGCGGTTGCGCAGCAGCTCAATGAAGCTGCCGGGGCGTGCATCGGTGAAGACCAGATCACCAGCAGCAGAGCCGGTGGCAACGGTCAGGTCACGACGCAGCACCTCATCAGGCACCAGCATCCCGCGAGCAGTAGCGCCCATCCGCTTCTCAACAGCGGCAGACACCTCACGCTCAAAGGCAGCATCCTCATAGGCGCTGCGATCGTTCGGGAATGCCTGCGCACGGATGGCACGCACGAAGCTGTAGCTCCGGGTTTCCTTATCGCTCAGGCCAATGTCGGAGCTGACCGAGCCCACCGGCTGCGCCTTGGGTGCAGCAGGGGTTGCAGGCTGCTTGGCACGCTTGCCGATTTCTTCCAGGATCTGAGCCATGGCATCTTCCTTGGAAGCGCCACGCTCAATCAGCGATTGGGACAGGTCCACGTTGTGCTCACGGCACAGCGCAGTGATTGAGGCAACGCGGATACGCTCAGCTTCAACAGCCAGAGCCCGCACCTCCTCGAGGTTGGGGGTGTTGTCTTCCATGTCAGTAAGGGAAGGGACGGGGGTTGTTGCGGCAGGAGCCGCGGCCTCAACAGGCAGACTCCGGCCAATCCCTACAGAAGGATCAGCGGGGACGCTGACAACGCTCACCTCATGGGGTTGCCACTTGGTGATCACGATGTTGTCGCTGCGTTCCTCAGCCGTATCAATCGAATAGCCAACGGAGATGTTGCGCAGAACGCCATCCCTCACATCGGCCAGCACTTCCTCAGCAAAGGCATTCCGGCTGAAGCGCACGAGCGCACGCGCACGACGCTTTTCACCATCAACCCACGCACGTTCCACCACCCCAATCACGCGGTCAGGGTCGTGGTTGAACAGCACCGGAGCGCCGTCATTCATGCGCCCCAGATCCACGGCTTCAGGATCGTGGCTCAACACCTCGTTCCCAAACCACCGCTTCACTGGGGCTTCACTGGAGAAGCTGAACTCCAGTGTTCGTTCATCTTCCTGGGCATTGAACTGAACCGGCTCAAACCGCTTCAGCTCCTTGCCAGCAAGCTCCCGCTGGAGATCCATCTTGTTCCGGCTGGTCTAGCTGCAGCCTATGGACCGTCCACCCCAATCAAATCTGCAGGCTGTTGTTCATCAATGGCTGCATCATCTGTAGACGTGTCATCTGATGCCGGATCAGCTGAATCCATTGGATCGGATGGCTGTGCCATGCCGCCTGCTGCCACCTGCCCTGGGTTGATGTCAAACACCAGTCCCAGCTGATTGGTCTGCTCAATCTCAGCAGAGCGCTGGCTGATCAGCTCCTGGAAGTCGCCGCCGCGGGTCATCACCACTTCAGCCTGAGTCATGAAGCCATTGCGCACCGCATCGCGGTACGCCTTGCCTTCCTTCTCGGGATCCACCCATTCCCAACCACGCGGCACCCAATGCACCGCCTGATACCGCTCACGCTGCTCCTGATACGCCGGCAACGGCAATGCTCCAACCGCCACCGCAGCATCCAGCCAGGCCTCAAACACCGGAACATGGAAGTTGGCGATCAGGTACTGCTGCAGCGCCCGCCAGTTTTCACGATCCTCGAGCAGGCTGAGCCGGCTGCTGCTGTAGTTGGTCTGGCTGAAGTCGCGGCTGATCGTCTCGTAGCTGACACCAAGGCCTGCTGCCATCGCCCGCAGCATTGCCCGCACAAACGGCTCGAACTGCCCATCCGGTGCATCAAGCTGCGGCACCGTCACGCTCTCACCCGGCGCCAGGTACTTGAACACCCCAGGCTCGAACTGGCTCACCCGATCGCCGTCGTACACGTCATCACCGAGCAGCTCACCCTCAGGGCTGGTGACAAACCCCATCAGGCTGCTGCTGGCGCGTGCTCGCACCACCTCCGCCTCCTCATACCCAGACAGGTGATGCAGC